CGGTCTATCGGCAGGGCGTGCTGACCTTGCGCGGATCTCCGTATGCCGCTGGGGTATCACCGGCGACTTGGACAACGAACGCGGTCAACTGGGGAACGATTAACTGGACCGGCCTGCCGACCACGCTGGCGGGCTACGGCATTGTTGGCGACAGTTGCATCCACCCACTTACCAAAGCCCTGTGCTACTTCACCAAGCCCGCCCTGTGTGCGGTTCTGGAAGTCGCGGTTGTTCTGCTCGACCGTGTAGTCCATGCGCTCTTTAGCGGCACTGTCGTTATAAGCGGCCCACACATTGTTAAAGAATTGACCCACGGGGGCCAAATCAGTGTAACCCGTGGTCGGTGTCTCACCTGTCAAGCCCATCGCATTGATGCGCTGTTGTACGGGCGTGGGAACGGGTGTTCTGTCCTGCACAAGCCCATCCTGCGCACGGTCCGTTATCGGTTGCTGCGTGCGAAAGGTGGGGGTCGTGACGGTAGGATTGACAACACTCCTGCCTGTAACGGGTGTTACGCCCGTGTCTGGACGTTGCCCCGTTAGCCCGACCTGCATCGGCTGACCTACCGGGATTAGCTGTGTCGGCTTCCAGGGATTGATAGGCGCAGGCTTCGGCCCGATAGGTTGTTGTGTCGTAGGTTGTGTACTCGCCCGCCACTTGTTGATCGCATTCATCAGGGGATCGGAGGACGGTCTACTCCCGGCAGCGGGAGCAATGTACACATCATCCTTAACTCGCTGCGGTGTAACAGGCGTTACAGTCCGGGCAGGAGGGATGTACACATCGTCCTTGGTGCGCTGCGTAGACGTGGGACGCACTACGGTTTGCGTAGTGGTAGTAGTCGTCTTCTTTGGCGGAACGTAAACGTCATCCTTCGCCTTGCCAGGGGGCAGGCTTGAGGATATGCCGGGGATTTTTACACCGACTGCGGCCAGTTCGTCCACTACATCGGGGTTACTGTAAGTTTTGACCGTACTCTTGGTCGTTGCCATTGGCTAGCGTCCTTGCATGAGACTCCACAGGGCGGGCATCCAGGGCTGTTCGCCGGGACGCTGGGGTAGACCTTCTCCCGGCATCATTTCGCTAGGGCGCTCGTACTGGGCTAGCCAGTCGGGTACGCCGGGGCGAGGCTGTACGTCATAGGGTCCAGGTTGGCGCATTGGCATCTGCTGAGACGGCATAGCCGGGGGTAGACTCTGCGGCATCGCAGGCGCAGAACTAGGCATTGGGCTATAGCCTTGACCGCCGCCACCGATTGACCCCGGAGGACCGACACGTACACGTCCGCCCATGCCCGGCGTATTCGGGAACGGATTGTAGCGGGCCGGTGTTGGGCCAGGTGCACTACCGGCAGCAATGCGCTGCGCTGGATTCGTGATAGATCCACCACTCGACTTTGCCATCGGCGGCACGTTGGCCTTGCCTACTCGTTGGCTGACCATCGGCGTGGTCGTCTTGGCCTTGTCGCTCGCAGGCTTACCCTTCGTCACGGTGTAGCCCATTGCAGAGAGCGTCTTAATCAAAGATGCAGCGTGCGCCTCTTTGTCGTATTTCGGTGTTGCCATATTAGCCCGATCTCCTCATCCACTTGACGTTAGGTTGAATGTTCCGCCCCGTCGCCTGTAGCAAGGCATTCTGACGCTGCACTTCAAGCGCCGCCTGCTGCATCTGCATTTCCTGCTGCATCTGCGCCCGTGCTAGTGCGTCCTGCTGCCCACGATAGGCTTGTGTAGCGGCCAACTCTTCACGGTTCCAGCCCTGGTTAGCGGCTAGTTGCTGCTGGGCAAAGGCGTAGTTTTGCTGCTGAGTCAACTCGCCTAGTGCTAGTTGGCGCTGTTCGTTAGAGAGTCGTCCCTGATTGTAGGCGTTTTCAATCGTCTGCGCCGCATACTGTAAGCGTAGGTTCTGGTCGAACTGTTGGCCCTGTTGGTTATACTGTCGATTCGCCAAGTCTTGGCTAAACGCATCGTTACCCTGGGTCTGCGCAAATTGACGGTTCCACTGGTTGGCCGCTTCCTGCGCAGTCCACTCGGCCATCTGTTGCTGTCTGCCCGTCAAGTCCATGTTGTATTGGTCTGTGGCTTGCGTCCAGCCCATCTGCTGATTCCATCTCCTTTGGGCTTCGTTAAAATCCCCGGAGTATTGCTGCTGATTTTGTTGTAGCTGCTGATACGGTAGCATCGAGGACAGGTATTGTGAATACTGATCACGTACTGCCTGCGTGTTCCATAGGTCTACCGTCGCCGGTACGCCTGTATTCCAGGGACTACTCTGCGCCTGTGCGCCAGGGTTGCCGCTGTACTGCGAAGCCTGCGGGACGCTGTAGCTCCACGGCGAGGGTGCAGACTGCGTAGACGAGGGTGCCGCCTGCCCAGTCTGTCCAGGCGGGGGGTTTATTCCCGCATCTGTACGGGGTTGCCGCCACGTATTAGCGGGGTTGCGGCTCTGGTCCCAAGTGATCGGACGTGGGCCTTGCGGCATCCCCATGTCGGTACTCATGCTGTAGGGGTTCGGGTTGGTGCCGCCGATATTTCCCCCGTCTGGTTGCTTGTTCTGATACATGCTCAAGTAGCTATAATCTGCCATTGGTTACTCCTTCGAACGGTCGTCTAATTCTTGGGCAATCAGATCGACAACGCAATATTTGCAGATATGAAACCCATCGGGCCAAGCGTATGGGCTACTAGGTTTTACCGAAAGGGTTACACTGAATCGATCCCCATCCACTCGATAGCCGTGGCTATCGTTTATCGGCTCCGGTATTTCGCCCTTGCACTCATCGCAAATATAAATCTTCTTAATCACTCTATCCTCCACATATTGCGGTCTGTATGACCCATACTCATCACAACAGGCATATAGACCACGTAAGCCACGTCAGCTAGCACTTGGCGGCTCCGGTCTTTGCAACGGTCCCCAAAAATGAGAGAACTCACCTAACTCTCGCCATCCATTTTGCCCCGCCTTAAAGGCTACTAGTCGGCGTAATCCTGCGTGCCAGAATAACTCCACCAGGTCTATTTCATCGTCCTTATAAACCCAGTAAAAACCGTCTATAGTTGGGAAACCCCTGTCCCATTCCATATAATCCCCCTATATCATCGGCGGAGCGCCTTCTAAGGCCCGTGCGCTGTCCATCGGGCTAAGTGGTTGTCCCATTGCGGCAGCGAATAGAGCCGGGTTACCCTGTGGGGGTAACCCTATGTTTTCGGGTTCCAGTTGTCCAGTCATAACCGGGGGAAATCCTCCGCCCTGTGGCCCCGCTAGACCCGGAGGTTGCAGGCCAGGAGGCGGCATGGGTGGAGGCCCACCCATCGGCGGCATCATCGGCTGCGGCTGTGGTTGTACATTTTGTGGCGGGGGTAGCCCTAGCACGTCGAACGCCATCTTCATGGCAATGTCGTAGAGGGGTGTACCCGCTAGCACCGCTTCCCACGTCTCCGGGTGGCGCTTCATGGCCGCTATGACCGCATTCTTCTGCGTCATGGCGGGGTTCTCCATCGCCGTTTCCATGTCGATACGGTCTTGCTCGTCAGACGGTGAAGCAATCGACAGGTAGTTATCCCGCATGTGTTCCTTGCTAATCACTTTAGCCGCTACCAGCTGCAAGCCTAACGTGATTTTCTGCATGTCGTCTTGCGGCACGTTGGGCCGCAGGGTAACAATGTTCTCGTAGTGACCGTCAATGTCGTCTTTGTAGAGACACAACTTGTACGACTTCTGCGTCACTTGGTCCTTGCCGTACAGTTCGACGCCTTCGTTCTCATCGTCCATTGCCTCAAGGAGAGAGAATACGGCTTCGTGGATAGCTTGCAGACAACGCTCTAGGCTCTCTCTAAACGGGGTAATGCGCCCGCTTGCGTGCTGACTGAGGATATTCACCCCGTAGCCCGCCTGCATCGTTCCGGCATCTCCGTACAGTACGGCAGGGAAGGTACTCTGCTGTATCGCTGCGTCCACTTTGGCGAGCATATCGTTTAGTAGCGGCAGGTTAACATCGGGCTTGATGACCTCCACCTTCGTGCCGAAGGGGACTTGCCTTTGCATCAATGGGCGTACCTCAAAATCCTCGATTACCTGACCCGTTTCGGTCTGGTAGATAATCATGGGGAACACGTAGCCCAGCACAGCGGTCGCAATCGTGGAAGATAGGCGTGACTTGTACTGCCAAAGGCCATTAATGGCATGGAGAATGGATAATCCCCGCTCCCCGTTCGCCTCTATCAGCGGGATAAAGGGGTAGTCCGTCTTGACGGGCTCGATCTGGAACTCTTCGTCAATGATCAGGCAGTGATAAATGTCCCACGTCTTCTCGTCTCTATGCCAGTAGTCGATAATCTCGACCTCTTCTGACTCTTTCTCGTACTTATCCTTCTTGCTCTTGCCCTTCTTCCACAGCTTGAGGTCGGGGTACTTGGCCTTAGCGTCGATGCGTTGCAAGCGCCAGATGTGGTAAGCGTACTCTACCCCTGTCGGCCCACGGTGCAAGCCTACTTCTTTGGGGTCTAGCGCACGAATCGAAAACGGGAAGGTACGTTTACGGGCTTTCTCCGGCACCTGGTCACGGATCCACAGCACCTCCGCATAAGCCACGCCACGCACGAGCGCATACCACGCCATTTCCTTTAGGAAGTTCTTGCCACTCTGCTCATTGAGACGGGCGTACATGGCGGTAAGAAACTTTTCCTTGGTCTCAGCGCTGCGCCGGTCTGTGTCATTCTCGTCACGCTGCGGCACGTCGATTTTGGGCGCATCGGGCAGGAGTTGAATCGCCTTGTTGACCACGTTAAAGGGATCGGGCGTGACAACGTACTCCTTGCCCGACTTAGCGACAGGTTCTTTCCCCTCCCTAAAGCCAGGGTTGAGGTCAAACATTTTCTGCCACTCGTCCATGCGCTTGCGTGACTCATCAAGCTCGGACTCGGTGCGGTGTACTCGTAAGCGAACGTCTTCTAGTTCTAGTATCATAGGATTCAGGGTAATAAAAAAAGAGGTAGTGCAATCCCCGTTGGGACTACGCTACCTCTCCAAATGGAAAGACTATTAAGTTGTCGAACAGCGGGCTATAGCCCTAACTGTCTGGTGTATTCTGGACGTGCAACGAGATTATGTATTGTGCTCCGTAGGGAACAAAAATATCAGGTTGAATGTGGATTCTCACGTCTACACTCCGCTCCATGTCCACCGTCTTTAGTTCCTCTAAAATCATCCTCATAATTTGTTTGGCGCAAGTATGAATCTTTAGCTCTCCCTGCACCTCTGGGCGAACGTGGTCAAGATAGGTACAACCAACCGTGCTCTGCTTAATCATTCCTGCACCCTCTCACGCCTTGGCACAATGCTGCGGGGGTATCCTAGGAACGTTTCAATCCCGCCCAAATCCATTATAGCAGCATTACGGCTATTGGCAAGATACTTGTGTAAATCTGCCCAGCGCTGCTCGTTCTCTTTGCGCTGTCGCTCTAGTTCTTCCCGCATCAAATCAAGGCAGCGGTAGATTGCTTCTGGACTGTGCTGATTGATAATCAAAAGTAGCTCCGTGTCTGCGCTGGTGGCAAGGGGTCTCGTTCCTCAGCGGCTCCAAACATATCATACTCCCAGTAAGCGATGGCCTTAACTGCGTGGTTGTTGGCGTCGATGGGCTTAATTTTTTCACTGCTGCCCGCTACCCAGTTCGGCCACTTGTACAAATCGTGTTCACCCAACACGCCAAGCGCCTGCTGTATATCGTTCTTGCCAGGACGTAAGCGATGGTCAAACTGTATAAGCGGCTCACCGATCAATGGGTTGTCACGCAGGCGCAGACGGTATACGCCGATACCTGTATTGATACCTATCTTTGCCATGCGCAAGGGGATGCGGGTTTCCTCCATCCATATCTGTTGCTGTGACTTGTTGGCGTGGCGCTGCTTGGCCGCAATGTCGATCACGCCGCCTCTCACGTTCTTAAACCAGGGCTTGGCCTGCACTTCGGGCAATACATCCTGCACAATAACGTCATGGTGATAGACTTCATCGATCACATAGACTTTTGTAAGCGGCTCTTCTAGCTCGTTCTTGGTTCGCTTGAGTAATAGCGCTTCATTCTCTGCCCGCTCTAGCCACTGCTTGACGGTAAGCGTCTCCCACTGGATAGCTTCAATCGCATAGGCCGTTGTGCCAGGGTCAATCGCCAACTCAATGGGCAAATTATCGTTATATTCCAGTTTTCGGACGTGCTTCTTGTGTCCAAACTCCTTAAAGACAAGGCCGCTCGGCTTACACGGGATAGCGGCGAAGCGTTCGAGAAAAACTTCGGGACTCAGACGGGCCTCAGCCTTGAGAATGCCGGGGTCTTGCCGACCACCTGGAAAAATGTAGGAATTAGACCACGTAGGCAGCGAGAAAGAGCGTGCGCCCTGGGCGTTTGGTCCCTGCCACTGCGCCCACTTCTCTACGTACCAGTCTTCGGACTTCTCAATTGTCCCTGACATGAGGATTCTTGCCCGTTTTTCAGCAGCACGCCCGTAGGCTTTGTCAAGAACCCCCTTCTTCATCTGGTTTGCTTCGACAAGGAGGATAATATCGGGGGCAAAAGAGGCCAACGCCTCTAAATCCTGCCCTGATTTGGTCTGAATCCTAAATCCCCATGTGGTTACGAGGCTCTGCCCCCCGTGCTCAGGGGTAGAAGCGGGCTTATCAAGTACACCAAGCTTCTGTAGCCCTTGATTCAGGTAGGTAAACTCGGCCTTTCCTTGCTCGTAATCTGGACCCACTATCCACATGAGACCCTTATCTGTCAGGATGTCCCCTACGGATTCCATTGCAGTAACCTTAGACTTCCCCGCCCGCTCTCCGCCCGT